TGCCCGACGCATAGGGGCATCCCCCCGTCGCTCCGCTCCGTTGCGCTACAAGCGCAAGGGGACCCCTGCCCCATGCTTAGGGGCGCCAATTTCACATCTCTGCTTGGGGTGTGTGGGCTTAAGTCTTGGTAAAACACAGTGCTAATACAGTGCTAATAACACAGTACGCGGTCAATCCCTCATATTATGGGGTCCCTCAAGAATGGGAAAAACAGAGTGGGCCAGATCACACGGCCCACATATATACTTTGGAGAACAGTTCAACCAGGATGTTGCCATCCATGCTGACGAAGGAAGATACGCTGTCTTCGATGATTGTCAACTTAAGTTCATCGTCAATTGGAAAGGATGGTTAGGTCAGCAGAAGGAATTCACATGCACTGACAAGTACAAAGGGAAGAAACAGATCAAGTGGGGCAAACCAGTTATCTGGTGCACCAATGAGGATCCAAGGAACGAATTTGGAATAAAGGATCATGAAGTGGAGTGGTTACAAAAGAATTGTATATTTGTATGTGTGGAGGAGCCACTATTTCTCATGCCAGTAGAGACGGGCAGTCCCGTCTAACTGCATTGTCTGACTGGGATTGGCATCTGCACAAAGGAACAGATCCATGATGTAAACATCTCCCATACCCTGCTTTGAAGCTACATGGACAACAGATTCAGTCTCCGTAGAGCCATTCTCATCATCCGCATAATAGAACATCTTGTTGAAAGGATGCCACATCTTCCGATTGTGAACATTATTCTCTCCATTGCCAGCTTTAAGAACCTGGTACTTGTCGTACAACAGACCCACTTTGGAAGTATCCACAGTGGCTGTAAAGGGATCCACCCAATCAGTATTGAGGTTACCCTTGAAGAGAAGTCCGAGAGCAGCACCACCGACGGCACTACTGTTGTGGTTGACCCAAGTGCGAGTCCAACCATTGCTTGCGCTTTCGAGATAGAGTGCTGAAGCAGCACTAATATTGGAGTAGATGGCAGGGCCCTTAAGTGTAAACACCAAACGCCTCCAATTCCAGGTATCACCACCATTGGTAGTCATACGAAGGGTTTCGGAAAACCCACGCATGTAAACATCCGACCGATCACGGAAGTTGCCAATATCCTGACTAACTGCATTAGACTTATCCATAGCAGTAGGCATATGAATAAAAGCATAAGTAGTGCCACCAAGAAGTACTGGAGCAGAGAAAACAGGGGGGGTGCCAGGAGCAGTGAGGTTCGTATAAAAGACTCGAGAGTCTGACTTCTTCTCGGAGGAGACATTGAGGATACGCTTGTTGGTAATGCGCTTAGATTGATAGCGTCGTTTCAAAGACCGTGTGGGGCGTCTCTTAGTGTAACGAGACTTGCGCCTCGTGACGCGACGACGTGTGCGGGTTGTACGATAAGCCATGACGATGTTGGGGTGAAAAACAGAACTAAGAAAAGTGGGGGGACACCACAGGTATTTATACCCCATTGGCCAGGACACCAAGGACACAAAAAAGGTAATCAGGTGAATCTTACTGATTACCTGGTGTCCTCCATTATGTCAGCATGCCCTTCAGATTTACAGCTCGCTATGCACTCCTCACCTACTCTCAGGTCGGAGACCTTGACGGCCAACACATTGTCGACCTACTACACCGCCTTGGGGGACAACTTGTTCTGGGACGCGAATCTCACCAAGATGGAGGAACTCATTTCCACGCTTTCATCCATTTCGACAAACGACCCAACTTTAAGAGAGCCGATTGTTTCGATGTGGAGGGATACCATCCAAACGTGTCAGTCACTAAGGGAAGCCCGGGGTCTGGCTTCGACTATGCGACAAAAGATGGAGATATCGTCCATCAAGACTTTGAACGACCAGCCACGAAAAAAGATACGAGAGCAGCTCAATACGCTACTATACTTAACTCAGAAAGTGAGGAACAGTTTTGGGAAAATGCTGCAACACTTGAGCCAGGCCTTGTTCTCAAATCCTTCATTTCGCTTAGGGCTTTCGCGAACAGCAAGTACAAGGCTCCGCTCCAAGTTTACCAGACACCTGAGGGGTATCAATTCCGGACGGATCATCTACCGGAGCTCGATGCTTGGGTTAGAAGGCATCTTATCGGCCATGAGGAAGGAGGTAGGTTATCTTGCCCGACGCATAGGGGCATCCCCCCGTCGCTCCGCTCCGTTGCGCTACAAGCGCAAGGGGACCCCTGCCCCATGCTTAGGGGCGCCAATTTCAGAACTCTGCTTGGGGTGTGTGGGCTTAGTCATACACAGTGCTGACACAGTGCTATTAACACAGTACGTGGTAGATCCCTCATATTATGGGGTCCCTCCAGATTGGGAAAAACCTATTGGGCAAGATCACTTGGAAAACATGTCTACTATGGGAGCAACTTCATGCTCCCAGACTTTGGAGATGACACTGAGTATGCCATCTTCGATGACTTGGGAGGACTAAAGTACCTCCCCACTTGGAAGGCTTGGCTAGGACAACAATCACAGTTCATTACAACGGACAAGTACAAGGGGAAAAAGTCTATTAAGTGGGGTAGGCCCACTATTTGGCTGAATAACGCTAACCCCTTGGATGAATTTGGTCTAGCTGACCATGAGGTGGATTGGCTGAGAGACAATTGTATCATCTGTAACGTGACAGAATCACTTCTCGTGCCAATAGAGGGTACCGGAGGGAGTGAAGGCTAACTGATTGGCGGTGGAGGCTGTGCCATTCTGGGCACACTGAAAGAAGTCTACTATGTAGTAGTCTCCCATAGAATAGTTCGATAGAGAAGACAGAATGGATGTTTGTTCTGATTGGCCATTCTCATCATCATTGTAGATGAAGGTCTTGTTCATTGGGTGCCACAGGTTGAAAGAGTGGGTACGGATATCTGCATTGCCACCAAGATTGCGCAATGTTTTGAATGAGTCATACTTGATGTTGACACGTGACGCGTCAGTCTTGGCAGTAAACACATCGTTCCAGTCAACAGCTTCATTGCCCTTAAACAAAAGGGACAACACGCGATTAGCATACAACCCAGTCTTGCCATACTGATTGTTAACAAGACGGGTCCAGCCATTAGGAGAAACCTCCCATTCGCTACGCTCATCATTATTGACTACTTCTTCATCAAAGAAGTCTGACTTGAAGGTGAAACCTATGCGACGCCACAGCCAGGTCTGGCCATTGTTGACGGTGAATCGGATGTTTTCTTTGTAACCACGCATGTACACAGTGGATTGCGTACGGTAATTGGGGAGATCGATGGAGGTAGAGGAGGGGGTTTTATCCTGTGCAGTAGGGCGATAAATGCACATATAAGGACTAGCGGAAGAACCAGTGAAGATAGCAGCAGAAGCTGCAGCAGGAGTCGCAACAGGTGTTGTACCCGTGAGGGTAGTAAATAGGAGACGAACATCTTGCTTCTTATCGGTTGAGATGTTCAGAATTCTGCGACGACTGACTGTTCGGCGGCGGTAACGGGTCACCCGCCTGCGCACAATGCGAGTCCGACGACGAATCCGACGCTTGCGACGAAGAGGGCGACGAGAATATCTCCTCGAAGCAGGCATGGCAAAGATAAACGCTGACGAAGTGGAGTGAATGAACTGGGGGAGCCGAGGTACAAACGTAACAGAACATTTTGGACATGTGATTGGCATGTGAAAGTGGGGGGGGCAGGGGTATATATAGACGAGCAGGACACAGGACACAGGTGAGGATAATAACATTAAGCATCCTCACCTCTTCGATGTGTCCCATTATGTCAGCATGGCCTTCAGATTCACAGCACGTTACGCCCTCGTCACTTACGCGCAGTGCGGGGACTTGGACCCCTGGGATGTTTGCAACCATTTCAGCTCGCTTAACGCGGAATGCATCATTGGAAGAGAGGATCATGCAGATGGAGGAATTCATTTGCATGCTTTCGTCGACTTCGGCAGACGACCAAACTACAAGAAAGCAGATTGTTTCGACGTGGCAGGTCGCCACCCTAACATCACGGTATCTACGGGAAGGCCTTGGATTGGCTACGACTATGCGATCAAAGATGGCGACATCGTTGCAGGAGGTCTCGAACGACCAGAAGAAAAAACAGAAGAAAAGAAGCCATCACGAGACGTTGAGAGAGCGTCTATTATCAGATCTTCGGTCACTTCAGCGGAGTTTTGGGAAAACTGCGCTACACTTGCACCAGACAAACTTATTTGGAGCTACCATTCCACAAAGGCTTACCACGACGCTACATACAAGGTGGAGGAAGATGCATACGAAACACCACAAGGGATGGGATTCTGCCTTGACGCATACCCGGAACTTATTGAGTGGGTTAGAGAGTGGCTGGTCGGCCATAAGAGAGGAGGTAGGTTATCTTGCCCGACGCATAGGGGCATCCCCCCGTCGCTCCGCTCCGTTGCGCTACAAGCGCAAGGGGACCCCTGCCCCATGCTTAGGGGCGCCAATTTCAGAACTCTGCTTGGGGTGTGTGGGCTTAGTCATACACAGTGCTGACACAGTGCTATTAACACAGTACGTGGTAGATCCCTCATATTATGGGGTCCCTCCAGATTGGGAAAAACCTATTGGGCAAG